AGGATTATCTAAAAAGTTATTAATATTTTTAGCGCTTTTGTCAGAAGATGAGTAAGGATCGTCAAGTATGACTAAAATAGTATTAGGTAGTAATTTTTCAAAATTTTTAACTTCATCTGGTAGATTTTCAACCAAAATTAACTTTATAAAATCAGAATCTAATTTTTCAAAATAAGAATGAGCGTTATACCTGGTGATGATTGGACAATTTAAATTATTATATGTCAAAAATCCATTAAATTTTTCTTTACTCTTTCTCTTGTAAAAATAACGATATATTATATAAATAAGAAAAGATATAGAAAAAAACATTAAAAGTATAACTCCTATTTTCTTTAGCATTTTAATATATAATCATTATATTAAAAAAATAATCTTTGTATATTTTTTTAATATACAAAGGCATATTTTACTCGATTTTCAATGCTCTTCGAATAGGTTCTAAACGCTCTGAGTCAAGAGTGCTTCGAAGAGTTGAATAAGGAGAGAAGTCAGTTCCGTTAATCAAAGCAGACATTACACTTGTTGAAAAACCAGAGATTAATGCAGTTCCATTATCCGTTACAGAAACTGGAAAGTCTGTGCTCGATCCACAAACATTCCAGAAAATTATTTGTGGTTGAATATATCCTGATTCTGCGTACTTAGTCTTAATAGCCTGGAAGTTTGTCATATGTGTTCTATCGGCACTATCAAACTGCATGTCTGAAATAATAAATAAACGCTTAGGCATATCTTCTTGAGACAACTTATGTACCTTAGCTTGATTTAATATGAGATCGAATGTTGCTTGCAAATTTGTTGTACCTCCCCATGATGAGCTCGTAAGTTTTAACCAACGATCGTAAAGACTACCATCCTTAACGACATGAAAACTTGGCTTATCATGAAAAGTTATTATATGGTTATGAAAAACGCCCTTTACATTATTTGCTCCTAACAAAGATAAACCGACAGCAACATCCATTGGACAGAAAGATAATTTTTGATCAGAACTCCAACTTAGCATGCTTGTACTAACATCACATACAAATAATGAGTCTTGAAGACTTCCTAGTTTATTAACTTCATCTTCAAGGACTTTCCACTGAGCTTCACAAACAGTGTCAGATCTATGTTTGGTTCGAATCTCATGTATTAATTCATGTGGATATAGTTGTTTTCCATTTACTTTTACTTCACCATTTTGAAGCTTTGTCTTCCAAGCTAAAAATTCTTCAGGTGCGTTCTTTTCAAAAGCCTTTTTCAACCGCTTCATTGCGCAAGAAGGAACTTTGCTATAATCAATTTCATCCCATTTCTTATCACACATATATGTTTCAACAATATGTAGATATTGTCGGAGTGGTGTTGTATAAGCTTTGCGATAAGTCTTTGCTGTAATACCCATAACTGTTGTAAGAGTATTAACAACACCATACTTCTTGTCGTATGAGTCTTTCTCGGTTGGTGCCCACTTTGCACAAATACTGATAGGCTTTCCATCATGCATTTGATTACGATCATTTACTAGCTGATTACCTAGAATTTTTACAAATGTAATTTGAAGATCTCGTAATCTAGAAATATCCTTAATAGTAGAGCAATAGTTTTGTTCTAAATGGGTAGCATCTTTCAGATCTAATACACCAGGCCACAACTCCATCAAATCATCCCACCTACCATATTCTGAAATAAGCGGAGCAACAAGATTAAATTGTTCAGGATAATTGAGAAAAAGCCATACAAGTGAACGTCTTCCTAATTCACGCTCTCCTTTACCACCTCTACAATCACGAATGTGAAAAGCTAATAAAAATGCATCAATAATATTTTCCTGAGCTGATTCGCGTAGATATTCATATAGACGAGGAGAATTCAGTCCTCGGACTGATTTAAAAAATAATCCGATACGACCGCTCGTGTTTCCAGTTATATCTGGTGAAGATAAAGAAACTGCTCCATTCCATGTCTTGGCGCAAGAGGCCATTGCTGTAGCGAAATTAGATGTCATTTGTTAAATTAAAACAATTCTCTCTTTAAATGTTATATTTTTATTCTTTAACAACAAAGTGTTTAGATAATTCTTCTAGTAAAAGTTTTTTCTTTTTTTCTTTCTTATACTTTTTAATTTGTATTGATAAATCTTTACAACGTTCCGTTAGAATTTCAACTTCATCTTGAAGTTGAGAATTTTCTGATTCAAGTCTATCTTTTTCATCAATAACATCATCTAATTTTGCTTCATAATCTAAAGCCTTATCTAGCCACTTTTGTGCTTTCTCTTTCATAGATTCATATTTATCACGGCTTACTGTTTTGCTCATTTTATACTTTTACATACAACTTCTTTAACTCAATAAAAAATAATACATAAAATATAATAAAAAATTAAATATATATTAATAAAATGATTCCAATTTTTAGAATATCTACAAAATGCGAAGAATATATGGAAAAAAAATTTGAACAAGTTAGCTATCCACAGATAGAATATAAAATTATGGAAAAATTAGGAGGAGGAAAATCAGGTGCTATAATAACTATAGCTAAACACATAGACACAAATAAAAACGCTATTCTTAAAATATATCAATCAGAAATATATAATCCATCAGAAACAGATACTAGACCTTTAAGAGAAATTTATACGGCGTGTGTTATGTCAGGAACTGAAGGATTTCCAACAGTATATGATTTTGGAAAATTAATTGATACTAATGGAGATAGACGTGAACATCTTTATTTAATATCTGAAATTGTTTCTGGTAAAGCTATGAGTATTATAGATATGAAACAATTTAATACAGAGCAAATGGCATCTATTTTATTGCAGTTACTTAATCTTCTTTTTGTAGCTAGAGATAAATTAGGTGTATTTATTCATAATGATCTGCATCCTGACAATATTTTTATAGATGAAAAAAAATGTTATTTAGGTAAAATAGATTTTAGAAATAATATAAAATTTATGTCTGCTTGTCCAAAAGTAAGTATCATTGATTTTGATTTGGCTATTTCTGAGAAGTATCCAAAAAATCATAATGATCGTGCAAAATTTAATGGAGTAATTCTTCCAGCTGCTGTTCTTGAGTGGCTAAGTAAGTGTTTTAATTTAAAATACATACCCAAAATTATTAAAAAATCATCTGTTGCAACAACAGAAGATCTTCAATTATGGAACGTGTATTATATGGCACTTTCAGCTTTACAATTAGAAAAAGAATCCAAACATATTATTACAGATTATGAGATGGAAAAAATAATCACAGAATCCAAGATGTGTAAAAATCTTGATCAATGTCTTACACATCCTTATATTGTTGACAACATGAATTTCAAGCGAACAATGAACCGTCAAGGAGATACTGCATTTTTATCATCAGACATGCATTCTACAAAATTAGATGAAAATTTAGATTTAATAATTGATACAATGCTTAGTTCTCTTGGAATGGAAGCAATAGGTAAATCTTTTTTAGAATCTTATCGACAATTAAACGAAGAACACCTTAGAATTTATGGAACAAATGTTCCGTATAATAAAGTGATACTTCAACTTTCATTATCTGTAGTTTCCCAAAAAAGTCAAGTTTTAAATATAGATTCTTGTATATCAGGCCGACTTGGTAATCTTGATGTATATGTAATATTACCAGATAAAATAAATATACAATTATTCTTGTATGATAAGAAAGTTAAAGTGATATTTTTTCCAAACGGTTTAAAGATATTAAATGTGACTCATTCAAAAACTGTTTTATCTTATTTGGAAACTATTGTAACTCGTAGTTTACTGTATATAACAAATCCAATTATATATGATGTAATTATATCTCCAACTGAAAAATCAACAGATCTTAAAATAAATTTTTGGACAACAATTATTGGTAAAAGACAATATCAAACTGAATTAAAACCAGATGTTGATATAGAACTTAAAGATCAAATAGAAAATATAATTAAATGTTTATTACCAAATTTATTTAAAAATAAAGATATTTTTGAAACAGAAGTTGTATTTCAGGCATTAACTGATGAATTAGTTGGGACATCTATATATGGAAATTGGAGAGATATTGTAAAAGAAATAGTTAAATATTCGAAAGAACAGAATGAACAAAGTGTTGATATGCTATCAAGTATATTGTCCAAAAGTTCTATTTATTAAATAAATTAAAACTTTTACAAGAAATTATCTAAAAATAATACTAACCCAATAGTAAATTAAAATTAATTTATAAATGCAACTTTTATAAATTAAAGTAATATGACAGATGAATTACCTCACATAGAATGGAAAGAACCACTTAAATCAATTCGTATTTTAAAAACAAATGGTAATGTTCTTGATGTAGAGGTTGGAAATATTATAAGTATATGTAAAGATTCGTCAAAACCCAATGCATTTTTTAAGATTGACGAGTTTTTTGGAAATGCATCTGAAATTGGACCAACATGTTTTGCATATCGGGAAATTGATGTCATAAAAAAAGAGTTTGTAGAAACAAAATTCTCTCTTAAGACTGGTGGAAAAAGATATATTATATGTTATCCTTCCGGAATAACAAAGTATGGGTTTCATTTATCAAATGAAGAATGGTGTTCTGTTGCCATTTGCAAATCAGATCCAATGTTATGATAAAAATACATTTTAAAAATTTCTTACTTTGCACAAGTTGAAGTACCCAGATCATGAGATTGAGTTACGTTATACCCTCTAAGACGTAGAGCCTCATAAATATCTTCAGCCATTAGTGTTTTTGTATTATGTTCTGAATTAACAACTAGAGCAGCTACAATAATATCTGATAAATAATCAGATACAATATTTCGAATGTTATTATAACAATCTTCTGAAAGACTTTTTACACCTGCTCGACGAGATAAACGAGTGATAGATGGTTTTGTAATGTGTTCCATTTTTCTATTTGAATAGTTAAGCTTTAAGTCTTTAATGTCAAACTCAATAGATTAAATTGATGACTTAAAAGGGAGATGAAAGATCATTAAATAAAATGGAAGCACAGAAAGTTGTAATGAAAAAGAAGAAGACTCGTTTTTTTGAAACTTATATTTCTAAAGTTCTAAAGAGAGTTTCTGATTCTAATGGAATTACTTCAAATTCTAAACAACAACTTAATAGCGCACTTTGTTTGATATCTAGAATGATAGCAACTACTGTTATTACTCTAACAGAGATGGCAAAGAAGAAAACTATGTCAGAAAAAGAAATTAAGAATGCTCTTCTTATTATTTTACCAGAAAAATTGTCATCTAATGCGATAATTGAAGGCCAAAAAGCTGTTCTAAGTTTTGAAAAGGTAGATAATGTGAAAGGAACTAGCAGGCAAGAAAAGGCTGGAATTATATTTTCACCAGCTATTGCTGAAAAGTTTCTTAGAAATTTTGGATATTCTAAGGTTATGGTTACTAGCAATGCACCTATTTATTTAGCAGGAGCTCTTGAATATCTGACATCAGAAATTCTTGAGAATGCTTCTAAGTCTGCAAATACAAACAAGAGAATTAGAATTAATATACGTGATCTAGAAATGGGTGTTCGTAAAAATGAAGAGTTAAATACATTTTTTACTATCAATCGCATTTCATTTCTTGGAGGAGGTGTTACTCCATTTATTCATCCATCTCTTCTTTTGAAGAAAAATCGTGTTAAGAAGCGAGTAAATAAAGTTCCTGTAAAAGAAGGTGAAAAGAAAAAGCATCGATTTCGTCCAGGAACTGTATCTCTTCGTGAAATTCGTCGTTTTCAAAAGATGAGTAATTGTCTTACTTTTGCAAAATTTCCATTTGAGAAATTGGTAAGACAGATAGTTTCTACACACAATACTGGTTCAATGAAAATTAGCAAGGAAGTGTTCATTGTTCTACAATATTTTGTAGAACAACAAGTTACATCTCTCCTTCGTAATGCAAATTTTGCTGCTATTCACGCAGGACGTGTAAAGTTAATACCTATTGATATCGATTTTGTTAGAGCTATATCAACCGGAGTTTGTAATCCTTATGAAAAAAATATTATTCAAGATGAAACAGTTGAAGAAAATTGTGAACATGAGGAAGAAGTAGATAATGATGATGAAGAAGAAGTAGATGAGTAAATTATATTCAAGTATATATCTTTAATCATAATCAGTACAAAGTGATTATGATTAAATATACATAGTAAGTATGTATTTTTTTTGGACAAATGATAAATTGTTGATTTTAGAAATACTTTTTAACAAAGTTGTGTTTTTACACAAGCTGTAGAATTTTTAACATCAAAGTTGGTATTGAAAAATTTTTTAAAATCAACTTAAAAAGAGCTGATCATTCTAAAAAATGTCATCAGAAAAAACTGATATAACTCAAGATAAAAAAAGTGATTCTATTAAAGTTAGACCAGAACCTAGTCATATTATGACTGGAGATTACGCAGCTTTTATGGAAACAAACGGAAAGGAGTTTGAAAGTTGGTATTATTTTATACGACGTGAGGGAAATGAGGAAGCCTTAAAGCATCTACAAGAACAACTTGAGAAGATAGATTGGTTTATTCTTGATGACCTCAGTACATTTGATCTCGATCTAGATCACTATGTCAGTGCTGCCACAGCTAAACAAATGACTAAGCTTGAGCTAAATTCTTACGCTTTTCACAGAAAGTTTGACGGAAAATTACAAAAGATTAATTTTAATTTCAAAAAGAAAGATAATCGTAACAATGAACGCAGCAACGAAAGAATGATTTGTAAAGTTTTTGATTTGCTTGGATATGGCCAAATAGAAGATTATATTAGCGATGAAGATTTAGACGAAGAAGATCTCACAGATAACGAATACTCTGATTCAGAAAGCGATGAAGATACAGAGGATGAATCAGATTCTGAATCAAGTGAAGATAAAAATATAGTTGAAAAAGATACAGGTAAGAAAGGACTTCCACCATCACTACTAAAAAATGATCATCTTCCGCGATTTGCCAAAAGAAAGCAACGCAGGTAAGTGATATAATGTTTTCAATAAAATATTGAAAACAATTAAGAATTTTAAATATGCTATTCTTTACAATTTTTAAGAAAATAATAAATAATTATTAAGAAAAATACTAAAGAAGTTATAACTATTATGAACATACATATACATGATGATTTCTTTTTATTTGATTTAGAAATAGAACCTAAATGTTTACTGTTTTGATCACTTGCAATCTGTAATATGTTTGATGGACGACCATTATTTTTTGAAACAACAAGTTCATTACAATATACAACACAATTTTGAAGACTTAATAACTCTTCATGTGGATCAAAATCGTATAAATCCGGAATTTCATCTATCCATGGCAAACAAGTACTATTTACACACTTAAATTTTATATCTTTGTTTGTCATTACATAAATTGGTGAAATAAAAGTTTGAGTCCATTCAGATGATGATGATGGAGGTTTTGAATCAAAACTAGGAAATATATTGTCTCTTATTTTGTGAAAATAAAGAGGTTTTGTATTTGGAACTGGTTGAATATATGTAGTAAAGTATATACAATCATCTTTAATATTATAAGGATCATACATTAAATACAAATCATTTGTATTATATGGAAATCGTATATTTTTTTTTGCACAAAAAATTTTCATACCAACAGGTATTGGTCTAAAACTTGGTGAAACAGCATAAAAAGAATCAGCTAAAAACCATTTACTGTAGTTTTTTTCATCTGGTACACAATCAAACGTAATAACACCATTTTTCATAATTTTTTTAGGTCCACCAATATATCCTAAAAATGTTTGTGTTTCTATATCAATATAATGCCAAATACAATATGGTATGATTACATCATCATTCATTTATATATTGTATTTTTTTCTAAAATTGAATTCCATTTCGTATCAACTCCTTTTCTATAAATCCTTTGATATCTTCTATTTTTATTGTGTATGGTACTTCAATCAAAACTATTCCATTTTCTCGACACATCCTTCTTTTCATATCATCTCTATATTTTTGATTTAAAAAAGCTTCTTTATTTTTATGAAAAAACGGTATATACTCGTAATGCTGAATACCATTGTATTCTACAGCAATCTTAAGTTCTGGATCAAAACAATCAAGTTCTAAATTAAAGTCTCCTCCTGTCACTGGATTTCGCAAAAAATTTGGACGCTCTTTGTCAAATCTTCTTTTGAATAAGAACTGCAATACACGTCTACATTCTAGCTCACCTTTGCTTTCACGTGGAGGTCCTCTAGTACTCTTATTTTGTGCTATTTGTGAATAATATTGTCGTTTTTTAGACCATGTACCTCTTTTACCTGTAATCTTTCTATATAATCCAAAAAGTATGAGAAATGATAATGAAAGACCAAGTATAATTTCGAAACCGTAAGAGTTCCATTTGTCTTTAATCTTGGATAACATTTTATTTATAGTCTACAAAGTTAATTCTTGTTTTTTTATTGAGTTGTTAATTAAAGTACCAATTATCATAATCAATTAAAATTTCTGTATTACATAATGGACATGCTTGTTTATATTTACCCCATTCTTTAATGCATTTTGGATGATAAATATGTCCACAATTTAATACTGAAACGTCTTCTGATATTTCATATATATCTGTACATATAGAACAGTTATCATATTTTTTATCTGTAGTATAATAAGGTTGAGAAGTAACATGAACATTTATTTCGTTTTGCCTAACAAGATTCTGATCATTTTCACTATTTTGCATAGCTATATTAATTGGATCTATTATATTAAAAATTGGTTCTAAGATAACTATCATATTCATTATTGCAAATAATGCGTCTGATGATCTATCAATATCTATTACTTGATCAAATACTTGTTGTTCAGAATATTCTTGTTCATGCACATGAAATCTAATGTTTGATGACATCTTTATTTATATAGAATCAAATTTCTTAACTCATTTTTAATAGAATGGACTATGATTCCATCCGAGCTCCTCAAACAATTCTTTGCAAATTTCGTCATGGAAAAATTTTCTATCGATAGTTTTGAGAATAATAAACTCTTCTTTTTTGCATGAATGACGATGTCTGCTAAGTAATTGAAATAATACATATTGAGTATTAATAAAATTTTTACGATTAATATGTTTAAATCGTTTATCATATATATCAGTGAGGACATCAAAATCATCAAGTAATTGTTCTTCTAAATATGAAATATCATCTGGTTTAATATTAGTAAAATTATAATGTATCAAATGCACATTTTCGTAATGTTTAGAATACCCTAGTTCTTTCAGAAAAATAAGAATATGGTTCTTTGTAATATTTTTGAATTTTTCTTCTTTAGGTGTATTTTTGTCACCATTTAATAGATAATGTAGTCCAAATTGCACTTCAAGATCATCGTATATTTTTTGATGAATAGTGCTATTTTGTTTTCCTTGATATTGATTAATACAATCACGAAAATGAACCTTTCTGTCGTAAGTATATTTACTTGAAATATTAACTCGATCAATATCAGTATATGAAGAGTTGTGTTTCATTACAATTTGCCGTGCATAACATTTTGTACATATATAAGTGTTTCCATCTACAATGTCAAAATCTTTTTTATTATAACAATTATTACAAATAACTTTTTGTGGTGTAGTATTCTCAAAATCAATATCAACATACTTAGAAGCCGCTTCTAAGTAATTATCTATTACTTCTTTTTTTTCTTTATCATTTTTAAGTAGTTTTCCCATAAAACTTACTTTAATAGGAGTTTTTAGTATTTCTTTATATTTTTCTATAAAAACTATAGTTTCCATAATATAAAAATGATGATTTTTATGTATTTTTAAATCATTTACATAATTTAGTAGCTCATCCCTTGCTTTTTCAATACTAATTAGTATTCTGCGACGAAGATTTTCATTTTTCAATGATTCCTCTAATTCTTGTAGCTTCTCCAGATGTTCGGGTAGTTTTAAGAACTCTTCCTCAAATTTATTACGTATGTTAGCATCTATACTTAAAATATCTAGTTCTGTCATAGACTTTAATCTTTCAGAAGTTTCATTTAAACTCGCATTTGACATTTATTTAATATTTAAAGTGTATAAATTTTTTGTTAAAAAAAATATCTTGCGCTAATATAAATAATGTCATCGATCACAACGTCAAATGTAACATCTGGCTTTATTGATCTTGCTACTTTTGATGAGATCGAAAAATACCTTTATGGAGGTCACGATGCGACTGCATATTTCGTCCGAGAGACGAGGAAGGCAACTTGGTTTACTCAAGTGCCAGTTGTTTTATCGCGAGCCGCTGGTTCTCCCGCTTTTGGACAAGAGTGGTCTGTCGCTATTTCACGTGCTGGTGATTACATGCTTCAAACTTGGCTTCGTGTAACTTTTCCGGAAGTTGCTGTAAATACTGGTGCTGGAGGTAATGTTGATTATCGTGTCCGTTGGACACGTAACTTGATGCACAATCTCATTCGCGAATGCTGTATTACGTTTAACGATTTGATTGCTGCGAGATTCGATAATTATCATCTTGACTTCTGGGCAGCTTTCACTGTTCCGGAAAGCAAGCGTGTCGGATATCGTAATATGATTGGTCAAATTGATGATTTAATAATAGGGAAGACTAAGTTATCAGCTAAAACTTTGAACTTGCCACTTCCATTTTTCTACAGTCGTGATAGTGGAGTTGCTTTACCTACTGCAGCTCTTCCATACAATGAAATGAGAATTAATTTTCACTTCCGTGACTGGGATCAACTCTTAATTTTGGAGCTTCCTGTAGGTGGTGGTACTGCAGAAATGCGTAGGGCAATTGTTACTAGCACAGATCTCACTACTGGTATTCCTCTTTTAGGTAGTACACAAGTCTGGGCTAATTATGCTATTGTTTCTAATGACGAGCGCAAGCGCATGGCATGTGCGCCGCGTGATATTCTAGTAGAGCAAGTGCAAACAGCCCCGCGACAAGCATACACTCCTGCATCAAATGCTCAGCCATCTTTTGATATTCGCTTCTCTCATGCTATTAAGGTTTTGTTTTTTGCTGTCCGCAATACTACCTGGAAAGCCGAATGGTCTAATTACATAACAAATTCTCCTTACGTTAGTTTGACTGGTACTGATTTTACCCCAAATAACTCGGCTGATCCAATTTTACAAACATCTTTAATCTATGAAAATACTAACCGTCTTGGAGCTATGGGTTCTGATTATTTCTCTTTAATTAACCCATGGTTTCATGCTCCAACTATTCCTACAGAAACTGGATACCACATGTATTCATATTCTCTTGACTTTATGTCACTTGATCCGATGGGATCTACCAATTACGGAAAGTTAACCAATGTATCAATTGTTCCAGAGGCTAGTGCAGCTGCTGTATTAGCTGCTGGAGGTAGTAATGGTTCAGGTGCTACGTTCAAACAGACTTACGAGTTTATTGTCACTGCTATTAATAACAATATTATTCGGGTGAGCGGAGGAGCTCTTGGATTCCCCGTTCTCTGAAAAAGTTCCACTTTTCATTTTTTTATGTTATTTAACATAAAAAAAAATATTATAATGTTTTAAAAATAAATTTGGTTTAAAAGTATAAAAATATTATAAAAACAAAATGACAATAGGATTGTTAGAAAAAACTATTACTAAAATAAATGACATAATGGAAACTAAAAAATGTTCGGATTGGGAACCAGATACTGAAGATCCAAGATATATTAAATACAAATGTCATTGTGGAAAAGATGGAAGAACTCTTAAACAAGGAATTTCAAGACCTACTTGGAATGGTTGTTCTGAATGTTCAAAAAAGAAAACTTCAAATGAAGTGA